ATACTAGCGCAAGGGCAAGAGTTAAAGTTCGAAAGCTATTCACTACTCGAGAGATACTTTTTTAAAAGCATTAAAAGCATATTAAAAGACGAATTAAAAAAGAAATCAATCCAAGAGCTGCCCATCAAACAAGACTTTCCAGTAACACCCGAAGAGATAAACGTAGTGGAGTATTCAGAGCTTGTTAAAAAGATAGACGAGGTTGTAGAGACCTTCTACTGGTATGACAAAAAGATGTTCAATCTATACCGCTATCAAATTCCTTCAATCAGAAAGATTGCAAGTGAAACAAAAATAAGTAGACCAAGCGTTACACAAACAATTGAAAACTGTAAGATGAAAATACAGAAGAAGCTAGCAACAGAATATTACAAAATAGCAATATGAAAATTAATCATCTTGATTTGTTTAGTGGTATAGGGGGTTTCCATCTCGGATTTGAGCGTGCTGGATTTAAGCTCAATTCATACTTCAGCGAAATTGACAAGTACGCCATACAAGTATATAAACATAAATTTAAAGATAGTAATTATGTCGGATCAGTTACGGATGTTCGTGGAGGAGACCTCCCTGACATTGACCTTATCACTTTCGGAAGTCCTTGTCAAGACTTCAGCCTTGCTGGAAAACGTAAAGGTCTTGGGGGCGAGCGAAGTAGCCTTATCAGTGAAGCAATTAGACTCATCAGAGAAAAGAGACCTCGTGTTTTTGTCTGGGAAAATGTTAAAGGAACATTCTCCTCAAACAATCGCCAAGACTTTGCAGCAATCTTGCAAGCGTTTACCAACATTGGGGGTTATAGACTTGAATGGCAACTGCTTAATACAAAGTGGTTTCTACCCCAAAATAGAGAGAGAATTTACCTTGCTGGATATCTTGGAGACGGAAGTGGAGGACAAATATTTCCTATCGGAAAAAGTGGTAAACAGACTAATGAATTACCAGGACAACAAGAAAATACCTGTACGCTCACAGCAAGATACGAAGCAACAGGAAACGGAAGCTACGTTATTGAACGTAAACTCAATGCACAAGAAGTAGAAGCAGGTACTCTTAGAACTCACAACGATGGCAAGGGATTTAGAAAGATTAAAGATGGAGATTGTCCAACCATTCCTGCGAGAGCAAGGGAAGATGGATCAGGTCAACCAATCGTTAAGGTAAACTCATCCCAACTTGTAACCAATGACGTAAGTATTAGAAGGTTAACACCAATCGAATGTGAAAGACTACAAGGCTTTCCTGATGATTGGACTAAGCAAGGCACAGAAGGACTGATAAGTGATACGCAACGCTATAAGATGTGTGGAAACGCTGTAACAGTAGATGTTGTTGCGGCTGTAGCTGAAAGAATAAAAAAAATAGTATGAAACAGAAAGGCTTAGGAGATACAATAGACTGGATCACTACAAATACAGGAATAAAAAAAGCTGTCAAATACTTCTTTGGAGACGATTGCGGCTGTAAAGAGCGAAAAGAATGGCTCAACAAAAAGTTCCCATACATGCGTGAACACCTAACAGAAAGCGAATACTTGCTGCTGCATGACTTCTACAAAAGCGACTATAGCTCTATAACAGCAAAACAACAAATGCAACTCCTAAAAATATACAACAGGGTGTTTGGTCAGCGCAAAGAAATGAGCAGTTGCTCTCCATGCGTAAAAACACTAATTGACGAACTAAAAGAATTATATATAAACTACAGCGATGCGATCAAAAACACAGATTGGGAAGATTAAAAAAAACCCAGACAACCCCCGTATAATAAAAGACGTAAAGTTTAAAAAGCTAGTGCAGTCGATAAAAGACTTTCCGGCAATGCTTGAGAAACGACCAATTGTTGTAGATGAAAACATGGTTGTACTTGGCGGTAACATGCGCCTAAAAGCCTGTAAAGAAGCGGGGCTTAAAGAAGTATGGATAGACCAAGCCAAAGACTGGACAGAAGAACAAAAGCGAGAGTTTATAATAAAAGACAACTCAGGCTTTGGAGAATGGGATTGGGATATATTGGCTAATGAGTGGGATGTCGAACAGCTAAACGATTGGGGTTTAGACCTACCTCCCATGTTTGATGAGCCTGAAGTAGAAGCAGAAGAAGACTACTACGAAGAGCCTGACAATTTAAAGGTTGATGTTGTGTTAGGAGACCTTATAGAAATAGGCGAGCATAGGTTGTTGTGTGGAGATAGCACAGCCTCCGACCAAGTGGCAAAGCTAATGAATGGAGAGAAAGCAGATATGGCTCACACAGACCCCCCTTACAATATTAACTATGAGGGAGGCACAAAAAAAAGAGATAAGATTGCTAACGACAAATTAGATGACTTTCCTCAGTTTCTGTATGATGCATATATAACTTTATCCACTGCGCTAAAAAAAGGAGGAGCAATATATGTATGGCACGCTTCAACTGAAACACACAATTTCATACAACAATTTTTAAACGCAGGATTTCTTTTTAAGTCATATATAGTATGGAATAAAAACAATTCAACTTTTGGTAGGTCTGACTATCACTGGAAGCACGAGCCTTGCATTTATGGTTGGTTAGATGGAGGTTCTCATAATTGGTATGGTAATAGAAAGCAGACAACTGTTTGGGATATGGATAGACCATCAAGGTCGGATGAACATCCTACTATGAAGCCAATACATTTATGCACCAAGCCGATAGAAAATTCATCAAAAGTTGGGGATGTAATAATAGATACTTTTTTAGGCAGTGGCTCAACAATGGTAGCAGCACATCAACTTAAAAGAAAATGCTATGGAATGGAGCTAGACCCAAAGTATTGTCAAGTAATAATAGACAGAATGAGAAAGCTAGACAGTTCACTTGAGGTAAAAATAAACGGAAAAGAATATATATGATAAACAAACAAAAAACGCTGACGTTCTTATTTGGTAGTTATGTTAAAGTCAAATCCGACATAACAAAAAAGTAAAATTCAGTTTTAAGTGTTTCTGAATGTTTGTCTAACTAAACACCGAAAATACACCGACTATGGCAAAAGAAGATAATTTAAAACCACAATGGCAAAAAGGTCAATCAGGCAATCCTAAAGGCAGACCGAAAGGATCGCTTAATAGATCAACTATTGCCAAGAAATGGCTAGAGGTAAACGAAAAGATAAAAAACCCTATAACTGGCGAGAGCGAGGTTTTAAGCCAAGAAGATGCAATTACCCTTGCCCTTATAAACAAAGCTCGAAAAGGCGATGTAAACGCATACAGGGCATTGCTAGACAGTGGATACGGTAAACCGAAAGAAAGTGTAGACGTTACACAATTTGTTGAACAACCCCTATTTGAAGATGTTCCTGAAGACTACAGCGGTACAGAAGATACAGAGGCTGAACAAGAGGATTAGGATTGTACAAGGTGGCACGTCTGCCTCTAAGACCTTTGGTATTATTGCGCTGCTTATTGACCGATCTATTAAGATACCCAAAACAGAAACGTCTGTAGTGGCGGAATCTATTCCCCATTTACGTAGAGGTGCTGTAAGAGACTTTAAAAAGATTATGCAAATGACAGACCGATGGCACAGCGAACAGTTCAACAAAACGCTACTCACATACACCTTTGCCAATGGCTCAACAATAGAGTTTTTTTCAGCAGACAGCGATGCAAAGCTGCGAGGTGCAAGAAGGCACGTGTGTTACATAAACGAGTGCAACAATATAAGCCATGAGGCGTACTTTCAACTGGCTGTAAGAACATCAAAACACATCTACTTAGACTTCAATCCAACAGCAGAGTTTTGGGCGCATACAGAACTAAAAGACGACCCTGATGCTCAATGGCTAGTGCTAACGTACAAAGACAATCAGGCAGCACCTAAAGCAGCAGTCAAAGAAATATTAAAAGCAAAACAAAAGGCAGACAAGGGAAACGCCTTCTGGAAGAACTGGTATCGTGTCTATGGTCTCGGTCTTGTAGGTACTTTGCAGGGTGCAGTATTTACCAACTGGAAAGAAGGCAAGTTCAAAGAAGTATCAAAGCCTGTCTATGGTCAAGACTTTGG